CTAGTTTTAAAGATCTCAGTCCAATGTTGACCAGTGAAGCTATCGTAGATCGAATTATGGAGATCTTGCCTTATCAATCCTGGATTGATGAACATCTTGTGATCACAGGCGGTGAACCTTTACTAGGATGGCAACGTGCTTATCCAGACTTGTTGGATCATCCTAAAATGTCCGGATTAAAAGAAATTACGTTTGAAACAAACGGTACTCAAAAATTAACTCCGGAGTTTAAATCATATTTACAAGAATGGAGCAAATGGAATAATCGCGAGATTACATTTAGTGTAAGTGCTAAACTTCCATGTAGTGGAGAGAAGTGGGAAGAAGCAATTCTTCCAGAAGTAGTTTGCGAATATGAACAAGTTGGTACAGCATATCTTAAATTTGTAATTGCTACCGAAGAGGATAGAGATTACGCATTAAAGGCCGCAAGTGAATATCGTGCGGCTGGGTTTAAAGGACATGTTTACTTTATGCCAGTAGGCGGTGTTGAAAGCGTTTATAATTTAAATGCTAAGTCAGTGGCATTGATGGCAATGAAACACGGATTACGTTATAGTGATCGCTTACAAGTACCGTTATTTAAAAATGAATGGGGAACCTAAAATGTTTTTTATGTCTTGTTTTATAATTGGTTGGGTATTGCTAATAATACTTTTGCTAAGATGGGTTAAAAATGTACCAACTGCCTGTAATGGTAATTGTAGACAAGGCAGAAATTGTGATTGTTCAGGAAAAGAAAAATGATTAAAAATTTAGTTAAAAGATGGTTTGGCATCGATAAGTTAGAAGAAAACTTAAAAATGCTCAAAGAGATGGAGTCAATAGCTGTAGCAGAAACGGCTAAGGCGCAGATTGCTGAAGAACAAGCTAAAATGGATCCAAAAACTCGTGCTACTGCTCGAGGCGAAGCGTATGTATCAGTTTTGGATACAAAAGTTAATCCAGATAATGTGCGCAACGGTTTTTTTGAACTTGACTGGAACGAATATTTTATAGTACAATTAAAACAAGCTGGTTATGGTTTTGATGGCGATCCTGATGAAGAAATTGTAGATCGATGGTTTAGAGATTTAGCCGCAAACATGCTAGTAGAGGCAGGACAAGATCCTAGTAGATCTAGTGCTGGTTATATTAACGTAAGTAAATTGGGCGGTGGCAAAGCCGCAGTAGAATGACATATATCATAGTTGATACTGCTAACACGTTTTTTCGTGCTAGGCACGTAGTTCAAGGCTCTGCCGACATTAAGTTGGGCATGGCATTTCATATTACCTTTAACAGTATCAAGAAAGCATGGCAAGATTTTGGCGGTACACATGTAGTGTTCTGCCTCGAAGGTCGTTCGTGGCGTAAAGATTTTTACGCTCCATACAAACGCAACAGACAAGAAACTCGTGCGGCTATGACACAACGAGAACAAGATGAAGATAAATTGTTCTGGGAAGCATTTGACGAGTTTAAAAATTTCATTACAGAAAAAACTAACTGTACTGTAATGCAACATCCCAATCTAGAAGCAGATGATTTAATTGCTGGCTGGGTACAAGCACATCCAGATTCCAAACATGTTATTATTTCGACAGATGGAGATTTTGCACAATTAGTAAGTCCTACAGTTAGTCAATATAATGGTGTAGGCGACTTACATATTACACATGAAGGAATCTTTGATGCCAAAGGTAAACCCGTTAAAGACAAAAAGACAGGCGAGCCAAAGCCAGCACAAGACCCAGAGTGGATGCTATTCGAGAAATGTATGCGTGGTGATACCAGTGATAATGTCTTCTCGGCGTATCCAGGTGTGCGTACTAAAGGTTCTAAAAACAAAGTTGGTCTTACTGAAGCGTTCGAAGATCGTAAAAGCCGCGGATATGCGTGGAACAATCTTATGCTTCAGAGATGGGTTGACCACAATGGCGAAGAACACAGAGTCTTAGAAGATTATCAGCGTAATGTACAATTATGCGATCTTACAGCACAACCTGACGATATAAAACAAAAAATTAAGGAAACAATCGCTACCAATGCGGTTCCTAAAGATGTAACCCAAGTAGGCATCCGTATGCTTAAATTCTGCAACGCTTGGGATATGAAGAAAATTGCTGATAATATTCAGTCATACGCAGAACCATTACAAGCCAAATATCAAGGAGAACTAAATGGCATATCTAACTAAACTAGCAAAAGTAAACGAATCAATCACTATTAATCGTTATGACAACGGATTCATGGTTGAAGTAGGTGGGCGTGATGATGAAAGCGAGTGGAAAACCGCCAAAATTCTCTGTACAACAGAAGATGACATGCTTGCCGTAGTACAAGAGTGGACCACAATGGATCTCGATAATTGAGAGATAAATACGTATATTACTCGGGCGCCGTCAGGGCCCTTGTAGTACCAAGGAGAAAAATATGACTGAAATATACGCCAAGCCTATTGTGGATGGTAAGTTTTGGATTGTAGAACAAGATGGTTCTAAAATCGCAACACTACACAAAAAAGAAAACAACAAATTTGTATTAAGCAATACAAACGGTGAAGTAATGTTTAACAAAAAACAAGACTTAACCAAACAGTTTGGAGAAGGGTTCTTTTTAACAAGCACCAAAGTTAAAGTTACGCAGGCAGAACCTAACGAATGTCACGGATATCCAACTAGTGTTCGTCCATATAACAGTATGTATGATGTAAGACGTAAATTACCTCTATTTACCAAGAGTAATGCTAGTAAAAGTCTATATTGTGCCGGTTACTATACTATTAAATTCAACAAAGGATGGGTTAAATCATTCTGTCCTAAGGTTATTACACTAGAACGTAACGATTATAAAGGCCCGTTTAAGACTGAAATTGAAATGAAACAGGTATTGAGCAATGTCAAATCAGATTAATCTCAGCCCGATCACACAGTTTGCTCAAATAGTAAGAGCTGCAGAACTAAGTCAAAGCAAGGAAGTAAAAATTCCCATTCAACAAGCTAGACTAATGAATCTAGCGTTTGTTGAATTGATGGATCAATTGCACCAAGACTATGAAACAATGTTCAATGCTCTTAAAAACAGTACTAATACCGAAGTGGTAAGTGTAAGCATGGATGGTGGCGGGTTTAGCGACAAATAAGATAAATATATGCGTATATAATGTGAGGATACGCAATGAGTCGCCCAAAGCCAAAAGTGTTGTTAGAGCATACTAACAAAAGAACTTATAAATCTGAACAGATTTTAGAAGCTGAAGCCATTTGGGCAGTATTCTACAAAAACGAACCTTTTAACCTAAAAAGTTTTAATAGCCTTACTAGCTACCCTGGGCCAAAGTATAAAAAGGTCTCTTTCTCTAATCCCGGCCACGCACACAATCTTGCCAAGAAACTCAATTTACAATTTGGAACAGAAGACTTCCAAGTAGTTAAATTGACCCAAGGCACTATTGTAAAATGATCAACAGAGATACATTAACCAAAATATTCTTACAACAATGGGGTAAGAGTACCGACGAAGCCAATGTAAAACTATTCAGTCGAAAATGGTGGCAAAGCACTCGAGCAGGTAAACAAAACAATTTTAGATTAAGCGACGAAGGATATGAGTTCCTTACGCAAGAATTGGATTTGAAAGAGTACGAGATTCCATTTACCGAACCAATTGAACTAAGTCCTCAAACTATCATATTTTTGGAAAGGTATGTGGACTGTCCATATTATCTAACTCCTATGTCAATCACTGTCTTTTCGGAACGCAAAGGTTTTGAGCTTATGTTGTTTTCGGACGACATTAGAAAATTTGGCATAATTAAAGCTATGAATGAGCGAGAAAAAGAATTGGCCGCTCAAGATAATAGTTGACACAACCCTAGGTTTCCTATACAATACATATATACAGCGTTACATCAACTTGTATTTTTTCAACTAAGATAGGAAATAAAATGCCAGAAATTTCAAGCCGTACAGTAGGCCCTAGCGGTGCTAAAAAGTCCCTGCGTAAGGCTTTCCAAAACAAGCGTCCAATCTTCCTGTGGGGTCCTCCAGGAATTGGCAAATCCGATATTATCAAACAACTTGGTACTGAGCTTGATGCTCACGTGATCGATGTTCGGTTGAGTCTGTGGGAACCTACAGACATCAAAGGTATTCCATATTTTGATAGCAACGATAGCACAATGCGTTGGGCACCTCCTAGCGAATTGCCAAATGCAGAATTGGCTAAACAACATAAACAAATTATCCTATTCTTGGATGAAATGAATAGTGCGGCTCCTGCTGTTCAAGCGGCAGCTTATCAGCTTATTTTAAACCGTCGTGTAGGTACCTATCACCTTCCCGACAATGTTGTACTAGTTGCGGCTGGTAATCGTGAAACTGACAAAGGCGTTACATTCCGTATGCCTGCTCCGTTAGCTAACCGTTTTGTTCACTTGGAAATGGCTGTTAATTGGGACGACTATTTTGAGTGGGCTGTAGAGAACAAGATTCACCAGGATGTTGTGGGCTTTTTGAGTTTCTCTAAAAAGAGCTTGTATGATTTTGATCCAAAATCTAGCTCACGTGCATTTGCTACTCCACGCTCTTGGTCATTTGTAAGCGAATTGCTTACTGACGATGACGTAGATACTGACACTTTAACTGATTTGGTTTCAGGTTCTGTCGGTGAAGGTTTGGCTGTGAGTTTTATGGCTCACCGAAAAGTTGCTAGCAAAATGCCAAATCCAAGCGACATTTTGAGTGGTAAAGTTAAAAAGATGGATTCTAAAGAAATTAGTGCCATGTATAGTTTGACAGTTTCCTTATGCTATGAATTGAAAGATTCCTGCGAGAAGAAAGCTAAAAATTGGAATGAGCAAGTAAACAATTTCTTCGAATTTATGATGAATAACTTTGAAACAGAATTGGTTATTATGGGTACTAAATTGGCTTTGAGCACTTACAAATTGCCATTGGATCCAGATGAGATCAAATGTTTTGATGATTTCCATGCCAAATATGGACGCTTTATTGCCCAAGCTACTGAAAAGTAATTGATTTGGTAGCATTTGACACCTCCTGCGGGAGGTGTTATAATATATACATATAGTAAAGGAGCATTATGTCTAACGTAGATCCAATCATCGACAAAATTATCGTAGCCCGTGTAGGTCTACTACTTCGCCATCCATTCTTTGGTAATATGGCTACACGCCTAAAGATTGAAGAAGGTTCCGAATGGATGGGTACCGCGGCTACAGATGGTCGTACTATCTATTTTAATCGTGAATTTTTTGAACCTCTATCAGTTAAACAAGTAGAGTTCGTTATTGCTCACGAAATCTTACATAATGTATTTGATCATATGGGTCGTAGAGATCACCGTGATCCTCGTATTTTTAATATTGCCGCAGACTATTGTGTTAATGGACAGTTAGTACGTGACCGAATTGGTGAACACAATATCGAAGGTATCAAAATCTTCCATGATCCAAAATACTATGGCATGGGAGCAGAAGAAGTCTACGACAAGATCTTCGACGAAATGGATGAAGAAGAACTTAACCAATTGGGTCAACTACTTGATGATCACATTGACTGGGGCGAGAATGGTAAAGATGGTCAGCCAAAGTACACTAAAGAAGAACTAAAACAGATCCGTGACGAGATCCGTGAAGCTACAATGCAAGCCGCACAAGCCGCAGGTGCTGGCAATACTCCTGCTAGTGTACAACGCATGATTAAAGAATTGACAGAGCCTAAGATGAATTGGCGTGAAATTCTGCGTCAACAAATCCAAAGTACTATTAAAAACGACTATTCATTCATGCGTCCTAACCGCAAGGGCTGGCACATGAGTGCTGTATTGCCTGGAACTCAGTTCCAAGAAACAATCGATATCTGCGTGGCAATTGACATGTCTGGTTCTATTGGTGATGAACAAGCCAAAGATTTCTTAACAGAGATCAAAGGCATTATGGAAGAATACAAAGACTTTAAGATTAAAGTATGGTGCTTTGATACTCGTGTTTACAACGAAGCCGACTTCGACGGTTATAACATCGACGAGTTCGATAGCTATGAGCCAATGGGCGGTGGCGGCACCGAGTTTGATGCTAACTGGGAATACATGAAAGAACATGACATTCAACCTAAAAAGTTTATCATGTTTACAGATGGTTATCCTTGGGGTAGCTGGGGTGATGAAAACTACTGTGATACAGTGTTCATCATTCACGGCACAGATAAGATTGTTCCACCTTTTGGAGAATATGCTTATTACGAATTTGCTAAAGAGGCGGCGTAATGGCATTAAAGAATGGCAAGCCCAATCCTTTGGATTATTTCGATCTTAGGAGGGTCGAGTTTGCCTGCCCTCATTTTAAATATACAAACGTAGACAAATATAACCCTAGCCTAGTCAAATCCATCGATGGTTGGATTCGTAAGAATCTAAATAATAGGTACTATATAGGACAGGGTATTATGTTAGACAATACTAACACAATCATATATACAACCCGTATTGGTTTTGAATCAGAAAAAGAACTCAGTTTCTTCACGATTGCCTGTCCTTTTTTACAGACGAGATAAATTATATACGTACTTTACAAAAGGAGATACTATGACTGATACTGTACAACAACCAGCCGCAGGCGCCGCTGAAGCACAACAATCTAACGATCTAACTATCAATGATTTAAACGCAATGAAGGTTATTATCGATATCGCTAGTTCACGTGGCGCATTCAAACCAAATGAAATGGTAGCAGTTGGTCAAACATATACCAAACTAACATCATTTTTAGAAACAGTAGCTTCACAACAAGCCGCACAACCACAACAGCCAGCCGCACCGACAGCACCAGCGACAGCACCAACAGGAGCTTAATATGGCCCAAGAACTTAAACACGTAGGTCGTGTTGTTGCCACTAATAAGAAATGTCTAGTGGCATATCGCACATTGCCTGGCGAAGCACATGCATGTTTGATTGTGCCAACCGAAAATATGCCTGATATCTATCATGATGCTATTATTAATTTGGTAGAAAGTCAATCAGGTCAAGCTTCATGGGAATTTGCCGAAGCATTGGATCGTACTCAATTTCCAGATGGTTCACGTATGTTGCCTTGGCTACATATGAACAATAGATTGATTAAGGCACCGACTAGTGCTATTGAAATGACTCCAGTTCCTGGCATGGGAGTTTTATTAAGTGAACTTAATCAGATTATTGCTGAACAACGCGGTGTAGCAGTTGATGATCTAAGTCTTAAAGAAACTCTAGATAAGAAATTAGAGGATAAAAAAGAAACAGCTACAGTAGCAGAAGTTCCAGCTATTGTAAAAACTGATTCTGTTGCTCCAACTACTTTTGAAAGCCCAGAAGCTGAAGCTAAATTCTATCGCAGTCAAGCTGACAAGCTAGCGAAAGAAGCCGCTAACTATCGACGCAAGGCAGAGGAATTGTCTCCGACCAAGAAAAAAGCGTAAATGACTAACACGGGAAGACCTCTTCCCAAGGATGTCATAGAGCATTGGCCAGAAGTATTCGGTGACGTACATTTAAATGTCGTACCTTTAAGGTATCTCCATACCGTTTTGGTCAATTTTAAGGACGGCAAGTCTTGGGAAATTAAAATAACAGCAAAGACTAAGAAAGAGGGCTGGGAAGCCTTTGAAAAGAATCTTGCTGAGCTTTTTAAAGAATACGAATCTAATATAGATAATGTAGATTTTAAATTGGATACAAAGCTAGTTCGCAAAGATGTAGAAGCCAGCACTCAAAAATTTTTAAAGAAAAAGAAGTTATAAATAATGAATGTTAGACTACTTAGTTACAGCAAACCAACTGAAGAATTCTCTAATATGGGAATCTCAGACGCTCAAGAACTCATTGCCTATTGCGCCCGTGTGTCCAATCCATCGAATCAACTCAACACAGAGACGTCAGACAAACTCATCCGCTACTTGGTTAAACACCAACACTGGAGCCCACTCGAAATGGTCTCAGCCTGTATTGAAATCACCACAACAAGAGATATTGCCCGACAAATCCTTAGACATAGAAGCTTCAGTTTCCAAGAGTTCAGTCAGCGATATGCTGACCCTACTCGAGACTTGTCGTTTGTATTGCGAGATGCGAGAAGACAAGATCTCAAAAATAGACAAAACAGCATAGAATTAGACGTTCACAATAATGACGAAGATAGATTCCTGGCTTATCAGTGGGAACGTATGCAAGAGTTAGTTATTAAACAATCACGCGAAGCATATGAGTGGGCTATTCTAAAAGGCATTGCTAAAGAACAAGCCCGTGCTGTATTGCCAGAAGGATTGATTGAAAGCCGGTTGTACATGAATGGTACGTTGCGTAGTTGGATTCATTTTATCGAATTACGTAGCGCAAACGGCACCCAAAAAGAGCACCAGGAAGTTGCTATTGCTTGTGCTAAAGTGATATCTGAGATTTTTCCGCTAGCCAACGAACTTCTAGCCAATTAAAATCATTTATCTTAGCAAGTGCCTCCTTATTGGAGGCACTTTTTTCTCCGTAATCTCTTCCAGACAATGCTCCTATATACGCATAAAATCCATACTCGGCATTTGTGTTTAAGTTACACCAAGCATCTAATCTAGATAAAGATTCTTCATTATTAATTACTGCTAATTTACAAGATTCTCTAAAGGCACTACGCCATGTACTAAATGGATCTGTATTAAATGCTGTAATGTTGCTAATAGCATCCATAGCTTTAAAATTAGCACTGATATTTGTAGTCATATCTATAGTATCAGTGTTCATTTTAAGTGTAAGAAATTTTGGTAGCAGTTTAACTCCGCCGTATCCGTATGACAAATTATTAACGGGATTTAAACTACGCCATACATGAACTACATCTAAATCCCAATCTGGAACTTGATAATCAAATTTAAAATCATTTAATATCACAGCATCCGCATCTACTACCCAAAACATTTTAGTAAACGATTTACGTGCAGCGGCTATATGTGCTTGATGTATGCCTTCAACTCCGTGTACACGTTTTGCTAAAGGAAATCGTTCTTTTAGATTAGCAAAATTTTCATCTGCGTACTTTTCGTTGTAACTAATAAAGACTATATCATACATGGCGTTTTCTCAATATACGAGGACTATTATTATATACTGTTTTGAAAAATCGACTGCCAGCAGAATCTAAATTTGCTATCTCCAATTTGCATTTTTCTTTTAATTCTGATCCTAAAAAATTAATGTATTTTGTCATCTCTTCAGGCTTGGCTTGCTCGTGTGTAGTATTCCAGTAGTCTGTTAACCATTCGAAATCTCTTACTTGGCTATAGTCCCAATCAGTACAGTTTGTTTTCCAACAACCTTCTCTAGCACCCATTATACTCCATATACCATTTTCTACATCTGTGCCAACACTAGCCCATACTAAAAGCCTATGATAATTTTGCCACCAAATTGTTTTAAGATCTTTTACCTTAGCTCCTTGGTCTAAACTCATTTTTACACCTTCACGAAACCCTGCTCGCCACGCTTGAAAGGGAGTTGCGTTAGTAAAACTTTCACTATAACTTTCATTAAACTGATAATACTTGTCGTCAAAACAAAATTCAACTAGACCTTTAGTATCCGTTGGGTCACTATTTTCGTGTGTACGCATTTCATTTACGAACTTGCGTGTCCATAATTTTAAACCACCATTACCATACATAAGTCCATTTACATGTACACGACCGCACCAACTGAATACATGCTCGGGTGTAAGACCTAATTTATCAAGGTCAATTTCAACTTCTAAAAATTTTGGATCGACGATATTGTCAGCATCCACAGTAACGAAATATTCTGTTTCACTTAAGGCGGCGCAAGCCTTGTGCGCTGCATCGCTGCCTTTAACTCCATGAACACGTTTTGCCCAAGGTACTTTATCGCATAAATCTGCGTAATTTTTTTCAGCATTTGGTTCATCATAGCTGAGAAATATAATATCCTGTTCTATAATTTTAATCATGTTTTATTCCATAATATGTAAAAAACTTTTTAGTAGATACTGACAAGTTTTCAATGTGAGATTCTAATGTACTTTCAAAATCAAAAATAATTTCACCTGCTTTAAGAACATCGTGTATTCTTATATAAAAAGTTCTTACTAAAAAATCTAAGTCTGTAGATAATGTAACAAATACTACAAGTGTATTATCATAACTTGCTCCCGACAATACACTACGACCAGCGTCAGTTACATGGAATCTCCATTGTTTATTTTCTTTGTTCCATGTAACAACAAACTCGGTATTAGCATCTACTGGTTCTGTAATCCATAAAAAACTATTTCTTTTAAAACTAAATTCGTCTGACATTTGTTTAGTCAGCAATTTATGTTCGATAGATCCGTCAGATTGAACTACGCGATCAATTATACAGTCTTCAAATTTAACTTTATCAGATGTTATTTCGGCATGTTGATCTTTAGTTATCTTAGCAAAATATTTGTGGGCAGGGTGTTGCTCTGCTGTAACTAAAAATACTTTATCGGTTAATGGATCGAAATAAGCATAATACTCATGATCAGAATTATCAATTGGTTTAAATTTACGCTTTGCCATTTGCCAATCCTTCTAACCGTTCTAGTAGTTTAGGAGTTATAAAATCCTTTTCTACATAATGAAATATTTTTCCTTGCTTGATATTGTTTACTACTAAATCACCTTTACTGTTTAATATACAAGATACTGAATCTGTCCATTTTTCTGGATAAACAGTCCATCCTTGTAACGGACTTTTCATATGTATAAATTCTAAAGGACAATATTGATCAAATACAGTATCTTGGCACATCATCATTTCTATAGCAATAGCACTGGCAAGATCCATACTAGGCCAATTTTGGTATTCTTCAGGAGCGAATTTCCCCCAACACCATTCCCAGTTATTACAAATAAATTCTAGCAATTTATAAAATTCAAGTGCTGTATTTGTTTTTTTAAAGTAGTGTAGAGCAAAGTATGGATTAGTTAATTTATTTGCTATAAATGTTTTTCTATGGACAGTATCAACTACTGTTTCTAGTTTGTAATTTTTTATTCTATTACAGAATTTAAGGTCATAATTGGCACAATAATCCCACCATGTTTTAATATCTTCTAATAATAACATGTCGGCATCTAGCACTATTGTTTCATTATAAGGACTAGCATGGAATAACTTCCATCTATGTTCAGTTGCTAAGGTGCTGGTAGTATCAGTATTGAACGGAATAGGAATAATATTATCAAATAATCTAGAATATTTTTCAGGAACACTATCATCTGTTACTATGCTTACACTATCAATAGTTTGACTATACTTAATACTCAATGCTAACGCACATACTTGTTCAACGTAATCAACATCTGTATTTTTAGCAAAAATTAAAAATCCCTTAGACACCAGAACCTCCATCTATGAATCTGCTAAGACTTAGTTTATTCATAACATGTACATCAATTCCTTGAGTTTTAGCTAACGTGTATTCTCCCAAATAATTTTCTTTCTCTATTAAAAACTTCATTTTGTCTTTTTCTAAAGATATCATTATATCTTTATCTGTAATAAAAGTCATAATGCCCGGTAACTCTGTGGCAAACCCGCCATTTGTTTTTCCATTCATAATGTGTATTGCTATACTAAAGGCAAAATCATTTCTAAATTTATTATCATCTATACTATACAAATTTCTAAAGTATAACCAATTAGATTTAATATAACTTACTAGATCAAAAAAGGCTTGTGTAATTGTATTCTTTTGAAATACAAATGTTGTAGCCCAATAAAAAGGTATGCTGTACTGATTTAATCTTGTAAATTCTGCTGTGCTACGCCATGATGCTAAATCCATGTTAGTGTGATAAATTTGAAAATCATAATCATTAAGAAAAGCAGGTTTTAATACACTTGAATTAATTATATAGTCGCTATCAATAACTAGTGTACGATCGTAAGGAGTAAGATCATATACTAAATTTCTTGTTAAATTTTTCCACTCAAGGGTTTTGCTAGCCACAGTTCCATCATTAAACTTTTTGTACTGTGTTGTATCTTGATAACCAATTGGTATTATTTGATCAAATGGATGATCCGGGTATCCTGTATTAAGCCAGTCAACACTATCTGTAATTATGCTAACAGGAATGTCTAAATATTCTCTTACACGTCTAGCCGCAAATACTGCTAGTTTAACATAGTCTAAACTAGAATTATTTTGAGCAAAAATTATTGCTCCGTTTATCATAGCTCTACTATATCAGAAATTTTTCTTTTGCTTTTTAAATCAGCATATCTAGCCGCATAATCATTAGTCGATTCAAAATAAGTAAGACTAATTTTATCGAAAAAATCTTGTACATCATTTATGATGACAGGAAAATTATTTGCATCAATAAAAGCCACATCTTCTGTATAGCCAAGATCTAAAATAGTTTTAGTAAAAGTAATTAATTCTGGTGTTATTTTAAAACTAGCACCATTGATGTAGAATACTAGTTTTTGACTATATTCTTCTAATAGTATTCTTCTTTGATTGCTCAGTGTTGACATATAATTGGCAACAGCAAAGGCTTTTTCTATTCTTTCGTCCATGACAAACTCCGTAGTGTACTATAATACGCTACTGTAATTAGTTTGTCAATGGATATTGGTATTAAGGATTTGGAGTACTATAGGCGTAGCTATTAGTACCAAGACTTGGCAAATAACTTGTTACTGATACTTGTCCCGATCCAGAAGCATAGTATAAAGAAGTTGAACTAGTAGCTGTACCACCTACTGCTTCGTCAATATTATATATACCTTGATAAGCTGGTCCTGACAAATCTTCAAATTCTATTTTAAAAGTTATTGTTCCACCACTAATACTAGCGTAGATATTATAAGTGTTTGGCGTATAGGTAGAGTTTTCTGTACCTTTAGAGTAGATCTGCTGATAAGATCCAGTTAATTGATGAAACCCTACGTTGGATCCAGTGCCAGGTGTAGTGGCTCCTGATAATGTTGTTGTAGTATCCGAACCAAACGCTATAGTTCCCATATGATTTAACATACTGCTCCAACTATTATCTTTAGCACTACCGTTGCTGGCCAAACTAGCTGTAAATCTTATTTGTCCGCCGGCATTAAAATAATAACTAGCGTAATTTGCGTTAGCAAACACCACTGAAAGAGTGTGGATAGCTGTGTTAGTTGAACTATTGCCCCATCCACCTGGTATTGATAATGCGCTAAATGCTTGAGTTGCCGAATACCCTGAAAGGAATTGTGTATAATTAGTCAAACAACTATTTGCCATTGTTTGATATGCTAAAAAATCTGCAGCTTTAACTGTATTATTTGTGGATGGATAGGTCAAAGTACCATTTACATAATTTTGGTGATTGTAAGTTTTTAAAGTATCTACGTATAGTGCTTGCCATTGAGCTGCAGTAATTTTTGATGTTGTTGCTGAAACTTGACTACTAGTAACTGACTGGCCATAGTATGTTCCCAACACTGTATTAATAGTCGATTGAACACCATTAAAATCGCTTGCTAATATTTTTGAACCTACTGATGCCATATAATCCTCTACAATTAAAGTATTTTATTTATAAAATTACACATTCTATTAGTTTAACATTGATATCATCACTAGATTCTAATGCTACCGCAAATACATCGTTTGCGTGTGGAACTGCAGCTACAGCAGTTCCATTTGAACTTGCTACCAAACGCTGTCCTTTACGTACTGCTCCTGTAACCTTAACTGGAACACGACCTTTTAGTGCAATAAAAGTACCGCCTTCTAGGCTTTCATTCATTCTATAAGCTGGGTTAATACTTACAACACCAATAGCCAACTCACCATAACTACAGGCAGTAACTTCTGCAGCGCCGCCTACACTAACAACTGTACCGGCTTCATATTCTTTATCTGCCAAATATTTTTCTGCTAAGTCGGCATAGTTAGCACTAGTAGCAGTTCCATAAAATATTCCAGCATATACATTACCTGAACTATCTCTAGCAACTACTGTACTAGCTGTACTAGCTGTAGTTGCTGATTCGTATGTTGTACCGTTAACAATTAGTGTAGTTGCTTTACTAGCAATACCAGTTACGTTACCAGTTAGATTACCAGTAAATGCTTTTGCCGTAGCATCGACTAATACTGAATTATCAGTTGCTTTAACATTACCTGTTAAAATGCCTGTTACGTTACCTGTTAAATTGGCTGTAATTGTACTAGCAGTAAAATTGCCACTACTGTCACGTGCTACAATAGTACTTGCTGTTCCTGCGTTTGTTGCGTTTACATACCCACCATTAAATGCTAGCGTATTTGCTTGAGTAGCTGTACCTGTTAAAATGTTTACAGATGTGTTACCGCTAGCATCTCTAGCCATAATTGTGCTGGCAGTATTTGTAACTGCCGTTGGAACATAATTAGTACCCAATAATAACTGATTTGCGCTAGTAGCAATACCATTCATTTGAGTTACATTGATATTGCCGCCAGCATCTCTAGCGACAATACTAGTTCCACTAGTATAATTGGCAATGCTTGCTTGGTTAGCTCCAGATACCGATGGCTGGATTGTTAAGGCATCCGCTTGCTGTGCTGTAGCATAAACATAACTAGCATATATATTTCTCCAACGCTGTTGGCTTGTACCAGTTTGTCCGCCTCCAGTATTCGCACCTAAATCGCATGATAAATCCGAACCTGGTAATACTTGATTATTAAGTAACTGTAAAGGAACTAATATTTGACTACTAGAGTTTGTTGTTTCAAATACTATAGGAGTACTGTTTACTGTGCTTCTGAAAGTTGGCGTAGTATTACCATCATTGAATACTTGTAACTTAACACTAGCACCTACTGTATAACCTTGGTCGCTAAAATTAACTTGTGTACCAAACACAGCATTGCTACTTAAAACATATCCGCTAGCACTAACACCGCCTAATTGGTCTGCGTTAGTAGCAGTTCCCCAGAATCTAAATAAATTAGTGTCGTTTGAATTGCTAGATGTATCAAGAGTCCCGTTTGTAACACCAATCTGAGAAGGATTATTTGTATTAACTAGTGTAACACCTTTATAAATCCAATCATATCCAGTGCTGAATCCCAATGTAGCATTTGCTGTTGAATCTTGTTCAAATGCCGAATCACTGCTAATAGTAAAAATTACATTACCATTATCGTACGCGGCAATTACAGCATGTGATCCACCTGCTGTATCTTTAAGGCTAATACTCTGCATCTGTGTATTAGCAGAACCATTAACTGCTTGTGGACCAATCAATGTATAACTAGAACCATTATAAGCAAATAACTGATTACTTTGGGTATCAAACCAAAAGTCACCTAAACTTAATCCCGATGGAGTTGTAGCACTTACATCTGCTCCGCCTACTACGCGGAATTGAGTACCATCATAAAATTTAATTTTAGCAGAAGAGCTATCATACCAAATCTGTCCTGTCAGCGGGTTAACTGGAGCAACGCTATTAGCAAAATTTTCTAACAAATAAACAAAATTTTCGTTTTGTGCTAAACCGTATCCAGCATAACTTTTACCAATCAATTTAAGATCAGTTGTTGTATCAACTGTACCATCGGCAACTGTAGTTATCGCTGGTAAATTTGGGTTATAATGGTAAATTGTATATGACATGTCGCTCTTTCCTTATTCTATATTTATACTGTATTTGGCGTTGACTGATTACTGTTTACCCAAGTATTAAACGCTATCATTTGGTCGGCATCATATCCATATAATTCAGGGTATATACTAAGCCAAACTGTGCTTAGTTCTGGTACTAGGGCTTTAAATCTAATGGATGCGTATCCTATTTTGTCTAATTGAAACGTAACCGATCCGCCATTTGTTGTTGTAGACTTGTATATACTGGTATCTGCTCCATTTATACTGATAGGAAAATCTAATTTCTGTAGATTTTTAATTCCTATTTCTGTAATATCTGTACATTGTACTCCATTTTGATCTACAATCTGTGGAATTAAAGTAATTAAATTATCTACTCCAACAACAGATTTCTTTTTGCTATCTAGATATGTGTTTGGACCAAAATTTACAATAGCTTTTCTCATTTTAAAAGTATTGTCTGCTGTCCAGAAAGCTAGTTGACTGGGAGACAATATACTTTCAGCTATATCATTATAAAGCTGTTCTGTAACTTGTCCAAGATAGTGTATTTCAATATCTGAATCAGGATGTGTAATATCTGAAAAAGAAGCAACAGATCCATATATACCAGTGATTAATCTGGTAGTCATAGAAAAAGCTATGCTATATTGTTTATCTGCTGTCCAACCAGTAGATACTTTGACTCCTGGGGGTAAAGTTGTATCTGTCATGCTGTAACCTTTATTAATTTATCATATACTTTATCACAATGATCGCACTCAATGCCACAAACTGTCTTACAATTATTAGTTAGCTGATTAAACCCTAATTCAGTTATATCATTGATTATGGTAAGTGCCAACGGCGTATGCCCGGTTGTACTTAAAATTTCTCCAAAACGTATGTTGCCGCTAGATCTCTGGTAAGCATCTACAACACGTTTCCATCTTTCAATAGGATATCCACGACCTGCCAGTTTAATTACATCTACTAATCCGTCAAATTTACCTAAATCGTTAGGAAATGTAAATGCGGTTTTTAACCATTCTGCTGGATTTTCCTTAAAATAACTCACACATCCTAAATTATTGTGTACATTAGAAGTTAGATCTCTTTTATCATGTATCTTAACTTGGCTAATAATTAAATCATCCCATTGTTTCCATTTACAATCTACTATACAACCCTCATTTACTAACATTGTAATTTTAATATCATGCTGTTTAGCATAGTTACTCATCTTACGCAGTGTATCTAAATCTCTATTAAGACTTCTATCAACAATAATATGTGTAAGGTGTAACACTTCATGCATAAACACAAAATCTTTTAAGGTACGCACTAGATTATTGACACTATTTTTTAAGACAATATCGGGTTTATTCTTTTGAAAATCCTTAATAATATTAGATCTTAACAAATAAGAATTATTAAGTGTAACCATGTCTACGTCTATATCTTTAACATGGTCTATTAAATCAAAAACTTGTCCGTAAAATTCGTTGCTATACAGACTAGGGTTAATAAGATAATGTAATTTTATACCATACTTATCACGTATAGCATAAAGTTCATCAAACATTTCCTTAGAACCAAATAAACTTCTGGCACTACCAAAACGATTATCACTAAAGTAGATATCAGAAATAGAATCTATATCCAAATCCTGTAATGCCGCTAATGACCCTTCGGTATAAGGTATACTAAATTTACGGGTTATAGACATTATTTGTCCTACTTCCTATCCCGATCCAACTTGCTTCTACACTAGTTCCATGATAATAATGGTCACCGCTGGTAGATACAGTTATATTAAATTTGCCATAGTTACCATCATATCTGTTAGATGTATATTCACTGACTTGTACAGACCATGTGACCGGATCTAAACCATAATAATTGTTTCTTCCATCATAAATTCTAGTAATTGAAGATTGAACATTCAAATCATAATTACCTTTCCAGGTTAAATCTGCTGGATTGTTACTAAGTTGTAAAAAACTTGCTAGATCCACAGTTAATGTAACTGAGCCGCCTGATTGATTCGCATAACCCCAGTTATAATAACTTGTCGTCCAACCACCGCTAGGTCCGTTAATAATTCCGCCTTCGTAATTTGAGCCGCCTGACTGATGCATATCAATTGTACCAACAATAGTTTCTACTATGTTTTGTAAATTTTTATTTAAATTTTGGGCAATTATAACAGGATTAGGAATAGAAGGTGTATTACTTAAATCGTTATAGTTCCCTGATGTTGCTACTGTTGCCAGTAATGAACCAAAATTAACATCAGTTAAAACTTTAGCCCATGGGCTCCAAGTATTAGCTACATCTCTACGACTGCGGATATAATTATCAGCATGGGCACCAGTCGAGCCGCTCCATCCGATCAATAATTCACCGCCTCCGGCACCACCTAGAGTAATTAAATTACCATAAGTTGTTGGATATCCGTTGTTGTAAATACTACGCAAAGTAAGCTGATAACTAGGCTCGTTAGTTCCATTTTCTGGTGCTATCGTACCCTGATTAGTAATAGAACTTGATGTTCCGCTAGCATTTCCTTGTACATTGCCAATTACAGGACCATTATGTGTTCCATAACTGTTACCTGTTAAATTACCTGTTAAATTACCCGAGAACGCCGAAGCACTAACAGTGCCATTTAATGCTAAACTACCTCCCGGACCAAACTGTCCAGAATATGCACCATTATTGGCAATGTTGATATAACCATCTCCGCCCCAATAGAAACCAGTATCTTGTGCGCCATCGCTGTAAAAGGCAATACTTGGATTAGCAGCCGTTCCGTCAGATAAAAATATTCTACCACCTTGAGCATATATTGTACCAGTTACGTTACCAGTCACGCTACCTATAACTGGGCCAGTATGTGTTCCTGTGGTGTTGCCTGTTACATTACCTGTTACATTACCTGTTACATTACCTGTTACATTACCGACAACTGGGCCTGAATGAGTTCCTGAGGTATTACCTATTACATTACCTGTTAAATTACCCAAGAAATAATTTGTAGCAGTATGAATTGCCCCTGTGGCATTACCAGTTACATTACCAGTTACATTACCAGTTACATTACCAGTTACATTACCTATCAAGTTGCCGGCAAAATGATTGCTAGCTGTATGTATTGCGCCGGTAGCATTTCCAGTAAGATTGCCCGATATATTTCCTACAAAATGGTCAGTAGCAGTATGTATTGTTCCTATAATGTTTCCTTGAACATTGCCTATAACATTGCCAAAGACATCACCAATCTGCTGTCCCGAATGATTGCCAAAACTATCTCCATATAAATTTCCAGTTACATTACCAGTTACATTACCACTATGTTGTCCTTCTGTATTACCTAATACATTTCCAACAATACTGATATTATACGTAGCATTATTATTAAAAACAAAATTATTTGGTTTGTTAGGATAGATATTATTCCAATCAACTTGATTTGCAACAGTAGCTATGTCGGCTAAAGTAGAATGGTCAGCTAAATTAGCATGGTCCGCTTGTGAAGCGGCATCTGCTTTACCTATAAAATGAGCACTAGTTATAGCACCGTTATTATCTCTCACTACTATTGTATTAGCACCACCAGATACACTAGCTGTTTGATAGTTACCGTTGCCATCATTTAATGTGTCGGCTTTTTGAGCTGTTGAAAATACATAACCGGCATACAAATTATTAAATTTAAGACTAGAGCTTCCTAAATTTGTGCTTAAATTAGTTTTAGGTAATACATCATTATTAACTAAAGTTAATGGTGTATTTACGCCGCCACTGGTTTGAAATTGTAATGTTGTTGAAGCAGATTTTAGGGTTGGAGTTGAACTAACATTTAACAATGTCATAGCAGTACCAACATTGACTCCAGTGTCTGGTACTTGAATACTAGTTAAAAATACAGGATTTGTAACAGGAGCATAAAAACTAGGAGGATTATTTCCTAAATTGTCTGCGTTTGTGCTTGTGCCGTGTACTTTGTAATTTGAATTTAATGTTATCCCTTGGTATATAGTTGAAAATCCAGGAATAGAAACTTCAGGAGTAAAATCAGTATACGAACTAATTATGAAATAGATATTTCCATCTACTAGAGCTTCTTGAACAGGATGAGAGTTATTATTTGTATCTACGATTGTAGTACTAAGCATTTCGGTAATGCCAAACCCTGCTACACTTTGCGGTCCTACTAATATGTAAGTGGATCCATTATATACTTTTAATTGATTATTAACTGTGTCATACCACATGTCTCCTAAAGTAGGAGTTCCAGCAGTATTTTGACCTCCACCCGAAGTAGGTCCAACTTGATTTACCGCTAATGTTTTCCAACCACCGCCATCAAATACATTTAATTTTAATGCGCTTGTGGTTGTGTTAAACCATGTTTGTCCTGTTGTAGTTTTTACAGGCTGACTTGTACTAGCAAAGTTTTGCAATAACCATAAAAAATTATCGTTTTGTTTTTCACCGTATCCGGCATAGTTTTTACCAATAAAAGTAAGACTTGTAGTGGTATTAATTGTGCCGTCTGCTACTACAGCATAAGGTGTTCCATCAAAATTAGTTATGTTATATGACATTTTCGCTCTGCTCTGTTATTATTCAATATTTACCTTACAGGTTGTACTGGAATGTCCAGATCAACGGTGATCCAGTTAACTGGAATTGTCTTACAGTCGAATCATCAGTTACAAAAACTCTACATAGTGTTCCTGACTGATGTTCTGTATTTGGAAAAATCTTAGACAAATAATTTGCCGCTAACTGTGTATTAGACAATCCGTTAGCAGTCAATGTAATTGCTACACTAGCTGTTTGAATTGTATTATCAACATATGATTTGTTGGCAGCATCTGTAGGTTGTGTCGGTGTTGCTACATTAATAATTTTAGTTGCGTAAACATCTACCGAACCATTTCCTTTTGGTTGTAGGATAATATTACCATTTGGTTGTATAGCATTATAATAACTGATAATATTAGAATTAATTTCAATATTAGTTGTTCTAAGACTAGTTAATCTTCCAAGGCTGGTTACACCGTTGGCGCTTGTAATGCCTGTACCTAAACTAGAACTTGATAATACATCAAATCCATTAATTTTATAAGTTTGTCCGCTGGCTAAATTAATAGTTTCAGTACTATTCCACCCTGTGCCGTCGTTTACCCAGCTAAATGTTTTATCAGTAGTTCCATGTAATGTGAAGCCACCGCCATTAGCTAGTGTGTCTGTTGGACTAGTAACTTTGTTTAGTTCAATATTTTTATCTGCCAGTGTAATTACTGTAGAACTAATTGTAGCTGTAGAACCGTTAACTGTTAAATTACCTTCAACAATAACATCTCCTGCTACATCTAAAGTAGCTTGCGGACTTTGTGTATATAATCCTACATACTGACTTTGAGAATTAATAAACAGCGCAGGATGTGTACCTGAAGCGTTTAATAATTGAATTAAGAAATTTTGATTAGTCGTATTCGATTTGATTTCAAATACACTAGAATTAACATCAAATTCTGTATTGGCAGCTGGGCCTAACTTTAACGGAGTTCCGTTTTGAATACTAAGAGTTCCGGTGCTTTGACTATCATCTGTTGTAGATATAAAACTTTCAGCAGTTTTTAAAGCACCCGTGGCCGCTATTAAATTATAAGCAGAACTTGTTGGAACATTGAATCTAAAATTAGTAATCGAACTACAAGTAAAACCAACCCCAACTGTGGCTGGAATTCCAGCTGGCGGTTCGTTAAAAGTAAATGCTTCTTTAGTAAACACGCCTAATAACTGTTGAGATAACCATAACAATACAACTGTATGGCTCACCTGATTAGTATCTAAGTGATCCTCGACTGTAAACCCTGATACACCCTGTGCCGCTGTATATATTGGGCCCGCTAATAAGGTAGCTATACCGTCATTAAAATATAATTGCTCACGAACATTGTCAATCCACAAATCTCCTGTAGAGAGACTGCTAGGAATTATACTAGAAACTATCGAGCCGCCACTAACAACAAATTGAGTTCCGTTATAAACTTTTAATCTATTGACGCTGGTGTCAAACCATAATTGTCCTTGTATAGGACTGTTAGGAGGACTAGTATTAGAAAAATTTTCTAAAAGATGTAAAAAATTCTCATTGATATAATTTCCATATCCTGAAACATTTTTTCCAATCAAAGTCAAATCAGTAGTATTATCAACAGATCCATCTGTTATACTTGTTAATGCTGTACCATTTGTTAAAAGTATTGAATAAGTCATTATAGGACACCAGTGAAAATTATGTAATTTATAGTTTCGTAAGGATTCATAATGTTAATTGGTACACCGTGTGCTTGAGCAATAACACTACCGCTATTAGGCAAACCATAACCTGTACTAGTAGATGGTAAACCTAAACCGGCAACTGCAGCCGAATCCGATGCGGCGCCAGGAAGTCCTCCTGCGTAGTACTGTGGGTATGGAGGTTGCGAACTTTTTAAATTATGTTGGTGATCTGGCAAGTTTGTAACACCTAATGTAACTTGCTGATTACCTGAACCTGTTCCAATAATATCAGCTGTAACATCACTAACACGATTAGCCGCACCACCGCCTGCTGAAATTTGTGTACCTGAACCGTCTTTATAAGGCACAGTTAAATTGTTGCTCATATTATCTCGACCTAACGGGAAACGTCCACGGAGATCTGGCAAGGCAAAAGTTCCCTGTCCTTGTAGTAATATGGCTGCCTTGTAATTATATCCAATTACATTATACAATACAGTATATTTTGAAATTTGTACTTCACTACCATCGCACAGCAAATACCCTGTTGGTACTACTGTACCAGCAAACGGAAAAATACAACCTACCGGTACAGTTGCTACATGGTTGAACAATGTTTGTTTAGACATTTGTACCAGGCCAGCACCTGTTTGATATACTAATAAGGCATCATTAAAGTTACTGTCAGTTGCGCTTGTTCTTGGTGTGTTGTCTGATTTGGTAGTAATAAAGTTTTGATTAATCTGTGTGTTAAAAATAGCAGTGCCTGTTGTACTTTGTCCATTAAAACTAACAACATTACTTACAACGTCGCCAGTTAGACTGAATTGTGTAGGACTAGCTAGTTTGGCAGCACTACCATTTACACTACCTGCTAAACTTCCTGTAAAGGATCCATTAAATGTTCCTACAAAACTTTGAGCATAAACGTTTCTAAATGGACGAGTAGCAGTGCCTATATCATACAATCCTGCTCCTGCTGTTACATAAGGAATATTTAAACTTTGTGCTTCTGAAGAACTTATACTATAACCTGGAACTATCACTGCGCCAGCTACTGGTGCGCCAGCTGATAAATTGTTTAATATAACACCGCCGCCGCTGGTATTAGGCTGACTAGCATATACAGAAATGTCGTTACCAAAATTACTGTTTAAAGATACTCCTAATCCGCCAGCAGTAATGATACTGCCAGTAGTTATGCTTGTAGAATTAGTTGTTCCTGTTACTATTAACTTACCTGGACCGCCTGAAGGTGTATTAGTTGTGTCAGGTTTAATAGTCAATGTTCCCATGACATCTAATGTAGATGTTGGAGCAGTATTATTAAATCCTATACCAACGGTTCCATTAGCTTGAAAATAAGTCAATGTTTGTGTAGCAGATCCATTATTTAAATTAAACGCAATATTATGTCCACTAGTAATACTTGTAAAAATTGTAGTACTAGAGTTGACACCAATATTAAATCCTAAAGCAGTACCTAAATTAATACCTGCGTTAGATTTTATATTAAGCGAACTAGTTGTGGTATTTGTTGTGCCTTCTGTTGTAAGAAAGTTTGAAGATAACAAAGTTTTGCCATTTACTAGCAATGAGTCTGCTGATTGAGCAGTACCCCAGAATCTTGTTAGACCTGTACTAGCATCTACTGAACTTAAATTAACTCCTTGATTAATTGTGACAAAACCAGGAATTGCTAATTTAGGAATAAATGTATCTTTACTAATTATAGTAAGTCTATAACTAGTGCCTGTTGCAGAATTACTAGCATAGTTTGTAACAACACTATGAGTTATATTATTAGTATCAACAATATTTTCAACAATAGGACCAGTTAGTGTACCCTGACTGAATTGAGGACCAACTAATAACCAATTAGATCCTGAAAACAAATATAACTGACTATTAGCTGTATCAACCCACAAGTCACCTTGTAAACTATTTGAAACTTCAGGAGCAGTGGCTGATTTTTTTAAATTACCTGCCGATGTCCATGTAGTACCATCCCAGATTTTAAGACTGCTTGCACTATTGTCATACCATAATTGTCCTTGTATTGGATTATTTGGAGCAGTTGGTGCCGCAAAATTTTCTAAAAGATGTAAAAAATCATTGGCAATGATCGGAGCATATCCGTTATAGTTTTGTCCTACAAATGTAAGACTTGTTTGATTATTAAGACTCTGATCCTGTACAACGATAGCCGGTTTAGCTGGATTATTTGATTCAGTATATGTAACTTGATAAGTCATCTTATACTCCTACAAGTCCAGTTAAACTTTGAATACGAACTGTATAATCAATCTGTATTAAACGGTTTAAACTTTTTAGTACTGGATGAAAAATAACGTGAGTCAATAATAATGTTGATCCGTCTGAATTATAACTTTGTAATCCTAGTTCATCAAATACATAAGTGGCTTCTGTACTGGTTGCTGTATCATAAGCACCTTGCCCACTAGGCTCGCCGTAGTCTAATAAACAAGTAACAAAAATATCTGTATAATTTGTTCCAGTTACGTGACGACTTTCAATAAAATTTCTGCTTGGATCTAAATTTGTGCTAGAGTTATTGTTTACTACTTTAGTATATGTTTGATTGTAAAGACTGGCATTAGTTCCGCTAGTATTTGGGGTAAGATATGTAATAATTCCGGTCGGATCTATGCTAGTTCCGCCATTTCCAAATGCCATTTGATAGATAAATCCCTGGCCACTGTTAGCCATGCTTTCTGCTAAAGCAATGCTGATGTTTTCATAATGAATAGCATTACGTTTATTCACATAAATTTCTTTAGAAACCGGGTCGTGGATCTTAATGTGACCCTCAATATGAATTCCTGTTGCGTCTTTAGTCTGCATATCAATCTCTCTTTATCTTATATTTATCAAAGCCATTATCTGCTAGTTTAACTCTTGTAATCTGTATACCAAACACCCGGACTAACCTTTAAAAATTCTGAAATTTTACTATTATCATTTAGAATATTAACCGGATTATTTTTATTTCCATCCCATGCTGTTCCAATTTGTTTAATTACAGTAACATGTGTTCCTTTGTTTAATAAATTAGTCAATGTTATGGATTTAGAAACACCATCTACTGTAAAGTCTGCTGGTAAAGTTATATCTCCAGCAGGGCTATATGGGTTAACATTAACATTATGTACTTTATAAGGTTGTTTTTTCAAACGTATATTTCCTATAAAGAATGTCCAATTACTGCTATCAGATTTAAATGTCAATCCGCTAGTATGAGCTGTTGTACATCTATAGGTATAGCTACCAATATTAACAATATCTCCTACATTATAGTCAACACCACTTGCCCACGCAGAACCGTCATTATATCCGCCGACAAATACTTCAATATCTGCTGGAACTTGAGCTACAGGCAAATGGGTTTTTGTATCATTGATAGGATACAACTGAGGAGCAAAACTTAAATTAACTGTGCTTGTGCCGTCACTAATAATTTGTTCTGTAATGGTAGTTTCAGTATATGGGATTGTTTCAGTTGGCCCGATATCTTGTACAAACGCACCTTTTTTGTGTAATTTATAAACACCAGTACCTAATGTACCTCTGCGTAGTCTACTTAATACATTTCCTGAAATAGCAAAATATTCAATACGTTCGCCTCGTATTTCAATTACACCTGGTTTATTAGCTGTAGGATTTGGAATATCAAAATTACCAGCATCTGTTAAAGTAATAGTAGTGTCGTTCCAATGTAAATCTTTAGCAAGAGTAGTTCTCTTACTTAGACTTAGACGTTTGTAACTTACACGATTTAACATATCTTTAAACTGCATGTAAGCAATACCTGCAGCCAGTACATTACTACCAAAAGTAATAAATGTTAGTTTATCAGTACTGATAGGTAATTTTGCTAACTGTACACTTTGATTATCATCATTTAATTTATAATCAATAGTAGGCGTTAGTAATACACCATTCTTAGTTATCCAAACATAATTATCACTTAAAACAGTTCTGTCTAATTTTATCAGGCCTGATGCTAGATTTTTATAGTAATAATAATCAGCAGTATTTGGTGTTAAGGTAACATTTGATGTCACATTCACACTTGATCTTCTTATATCTAGTACAGAATGATTGTAAGAACTTATAACTTCTACCACATGAGTATTGTCATAGGCTTGAGTAAATGTAATAGTCTGAGATGTAGGATTATAAAAATAACTTTCATCGGTAGTAATACTTACTAATAGGGTTGTATTTTCATATAAAGTATAAGCATTTTGTGTCAATGTAATTGTGATCCCCGAAAGATCTACAGTATAATCCGAGCCTAGTTTCAGAGCGATACCATCTGCAAGTACATTAATATTTTGAATAGTAGCAGAATAAGGAGTAACCTTTGCTGGATCTATATTATATTGTAATTGATCGTTTTCAATAGTGAAATAATTATCATTAGGTCCTGTTAAAATAGTTTGATCCACACGAACTATCATATTTGATTCATAAGGTAAACTTGTGCCGACAGGATATGCTAGCGAATATGTTAAACTTACACCATCTGTTGCTATTATTTCTTTATTAGTAATAGTAAAAGTCTGCTGACTACCACTCACAATTATAAAATTAATTAAACTTCCTGCCGCTGGAGGCGTAATAAACTTAAACCCAACAGCATTAGCAAAGTCGTAACTACTGTCTGTTTTAAATAACTGAGGATTAGACACAATTCCGTCAATATAAACTATCGATGTTATGTCTTTAAGCCAAGGAGCCTTGGTTACAAATTCTGTTGTAATTCCATCGCCAACAAAATAATCAAGATCGAGAATACCAGAACCAGCAAATCCTATATTGAATACAGTAACAATAGTGTTAGCCGGTGGCGTTGTTGTTAGTATGACTTGATTAGTTTTATAATTAACTGTGTAATCAGTGTTATATGTTTTGATATTGGCGCCAACTTTTACAATCAATGCTTTTGGACTATTTGGTTGTTGCGACAACGTAAATTTGTTTGTATGGCCATCGGTAATAAAATTATCAGTAGCAACATTGGCAGCTCCTGAGCTAGCTCTATCAAATACTTTAATAGCGACTGTATCAACTACTTGCCCTGGAACTACTTCTTCAGGAGCAGGACTTGTTGTAGGAGTAACCATACCGTCCCCGTCTACAATTATATCATCTGCTGACAAACCAGTAGCTGTACTATAAGCAAGATCGCCTCCAACTAATGATGTATCATAATCATTAGCATTTGGTAATATAGATCCATCGCTGGTACTACGTCTTAAAATAAATTCATCTCCGTTAGAAACTGTATACCCGTTTGGAATATGAATTGTATATTGATACAGTCCTGGAGCAACTTGACTATCCGGAGTACCGGTTGATACTGGAGTAGTCATGATAGCATTTTTATTAGTCTGACTACCAGTTCCATAATGTGGATCATCTAGTCTGATAGGACTAATTTTACCAGTAATATTAAGAACTGTTAAATTAGACAGTCCGGTTGGATAAGCGGTAGAATTTAAAACTGCTGTACCATTAGCATTAATTGTAATATCGGTTGGCTGAACTAGAGTTTTAGTAAATGTTAATTCGACTCCTGGATTAATATCCGCATATACAATCGAATTTAGCATAACAGTTTGACTATCAATAATCTCAGTAACTGTTGAATTATAAATTAAAGATTTAACTGTAGCACAAGCTACTACGTCACCAACATTGATGTAAGTAGTATCGGCCACGGTTAACTTTGTACTTCCGGCAAAGTTAAAAGTAAAGACTAATGTTCCGCTAGGAATACTGTCTGGTGCTCTGTTTAAAGTAACAGTATTAGTAGATTGATTTACACTAACAACTTTATGGACCGCACTGCCAATAATTGTACCAGATTGTGTTTTAGTTCCGGTCGCAGTACTGGAATAGCTGACACTGGTAGTAGTACATGCTGTTACTGTGTAAGTGCCGTTGTATGCTGCCGGTAATACATTGTTTACAATAATTGTTTGGCCGACACTATAAGGAGGCACTGATTGAGTATCAAAAGTCAAAGTAACTACCGAACCAGTTCCGCTGGCACCCGTTGTTGTTAATACAGCAACATTAGAACTAAAACCAATTCCTATAATTCCCATACCTGGTAATATTCCAGTAGCATCTGTTACAACTAAAGTTGTTTCATAACTTCCGGCAGGATTGTATGTTGTAGAATGGCCAGCTGTATTAATATGTGTAACAGTTGTTGCTACTGGGCTACTATCATTAATATTGTAACCAAATTCTAATAGTCCGTTGTATGTTCCTGTTCTATTATCATAACTATCTACATTATTTTTTATTTGATAAATGTTGATATTTGTATTAACAGCAGGAACATATGGCAAAGTAAAACTGTGTGTATTGGCCGCAACAGTTACATAGTAGTCATCAAAGGTACTATCAAAATTGTCCCATTTATCTTTATAGTATGGACTAGAACCCCAACCGGTTTGTACATTAAAACCGAGACCATCCACGATTGTTCCACCATAATCGATTCCAGTCATTACTTGTGCTAGGTCCTTACCTAACATTCCAGATCCTGGCTCGTAATAAAATTCAACACGGTCTGCCGCATTCAGCATCACTGTATTAATAAGATAAGTTACAGACAGGGTAGAACCTTTAGCCGGAGCATTTCCTACAACAAAAGTTAACAAACCAGAATATTGTGTGTAACCATTTGTTGTTGATACCACAGTACTCAATGTGTATAATTCTCTTAGTACAGGTATTCCATTGACTGTTATCGAACTTTGACCAATTCGTATATCAGGTGCCCA